CCTGCGGGCCCGCCGAGAGGAACAGGGATTCAGTCAGGAGCGACTCGCGGAAGCGGTCGGCGCCTCGGTCGCATCGGTCAGGGACTGGGAGCAGGGCCGGCGACTACCCCACCCTGACACCCGCCCGCAGATCGCCCAGGCGCTCGAGGTGACGCTGCCCGAGCTCGCGCTGCTGCTGGACCAGGCCGTCGCCCCCAACGGGCACGCCGTGCCGAACTGGCTCGGACACCTGGCCTCCCTCGAACAGGCCGCCGCTCGGATCTGGGCGTTCGAGCCCGTCGTCGTCCACGGGCTGTTGCAGACGCCGGAGTACGCGACCGCCGTCGAGGGTGTCGGGCCCTCGCCGGTCAACCCGGACCACGTCGCCCAGAAGGTCGGCACCCGTGTCGCCCGCCAAGCCGTCCTCACCCGCCAGCCCAACCCCCTGCGCTTGTCCGTCGTGCTCGACGAGTCGGTTCTCTACCGGGTCGCCGGCGGCGGCGAGGTGATGGCCGCCCAGCTCGCACACCTGGCCTCCGTGGCGTCCCTGCCGGACGTCACGGTCCAGGTGCTGCCCCTCGCTGCCGGCGTGTTCTGCGCGGCGTTCGGGTCGTTCTCCGCCTACGCCTCGACCGATGGCCCCGCGCCCTACATGGTCGTCACCGAAGACCGGGCCGGACCTCACTACCTCGACCGGCCACCGGACGTCGAAGCACACGTCGCCCTGTGGCGCTACCTCTCCGCAGTCGCCCTCCCACCCAGCGAGTCTCTCGACCTGATCCGCACCACAGCCGAGGAGAAATACCGATGAGCGAATCCGTGACCTGGCGCAAGGCATCGGCCTCCGGCCAGAACGGCTCGTGCGTCCAGCTGGCTGATCTCGGCAACGGCACGATCGGGCTGCGCGACAGCAAGCTGGGCGACGGCTCCCCCGTGCTGGAGTTCACCCGCCCCGAGATCCGGGCCCTGCTCGACGGGGCCAAGGCCGGGGAGTTCGACGACCTCGCCTAGCGCCACACGACGGTCACGCGGGAGCGCTCGTACCACGAGGCGCCCGGAACAGCCGGGCCGATCACGATCCGGTCGACCACCCGCCGCTCGTGGATATCGATCCTGAGGCGATCATGGTGGTCCCAGACCGCCATGATCGCCTCAGGATCGATATCCACGAGCGGAGGGGGCAGAGCTACCAGTTCGGCGCTGAGAGCGCTCAGTTGGTCAGCCAGCCCCTGCCGTGCGACATCCCACGCTTCGTCCGACAGGCCACTCCCCGGCGTCGCCCAGCGCCGAGCGAGCGCCACGTTGCGCTGCTCCACCGCGGACATCTCGGCGGCGATCTCCTCGCGCCGCGCCAGCGTGCCGTCCGAAGCCAGAGCGGCACGGAACTGCTTGCTGCGCAGGCGGTCGAACAGGCGTCGCTTGAAATCGGCCTCGAGCGGCGGCGCCACGATCCCGGTGCCGTTGCACCCTCCCCCGGCGTCGGGGTCCCGGACGCAGAAGTAGATCCGTGGCTCCTGCCGTCCGCGGTCGCGTTGGGTGCGGCCGGTCATGTGGTGCCCGCATTCCTCGCGCCCGCAGTACACGTACCCGGTGAGCTGGAACTTGCGGGCCGGGCGGATGGTCGGACTGATGGTCATCGTCTTGCCGTCCCGGCGGGTCACCTTCCGGGGGGCGGACAGGGCGGCGCACACCCGGCGCCAGGTGACCTCGTCGAGGATCGGCTCCCACGTCCCACGCCGGTGCACCTCACCGTGGTGGACGCGGAACCCGGCGACGGTCGGGTTCGTGAGCGCCCCCCGGATCTTCGGCGGCACCCACAGCGGGCTGACCACACTGCCGTCACGTCGGATGCGCCAGGCCATGATGGGCTCGACGCCGCGGTGGCCGAACATCCATCGGAGCGCGTTGAACTGGTTCATCTGCCGGCCGATGTTGGTGACCGACCAGCCGGCGAGCACGGCGCCGGCCCACCACCGCAGGGCGAAGACTTCGGCCGGTGGGGAGCGCATCGTTTTGCGGCCGTCCGCATCGACAGCTGGGCGGTACCCGAAGGTGTTGCCTCCGTGAGGTCGCCCTTCGTCGGCGAGGTCGTTCAGCGTGTCGCGCAGCCGCTTGCGGGCCCGCTTGCGCTCGTGGTGGGAGAGTGCCTGCTTGATGTCGGCCACCTCGTCGAGGCGGACGACCCCGTCCCGCTCCGTGTGGATCTCGTCGAGCCCGGCGTCGTCGAGGTCGGCGACGAGACCGACCCATCGGCGGTTGTTCGCCTCGATGCGGGTCTGCTCCACAGACCACAGGTGGAGTACCTCGCGCCGGCGGATCGCGTCGAGGAGGGCGTCGTAGCCGGGCCGCACCGAGTCCTCGTCGAAGGCCGAGGCGTCGTTGTCGGCGAACACCCGCACCGGGACACCGGGCCACACCCGGGCGGCGTAGGCCCGGCCCCACTTCTCCTGCCGGCCGACGCCCTCGCGCCGGCCGGCACGGTCCACTGAGATGCGCACGTAGATCGCCACGCACGCACCCGCCTTCGTCTCCATGCGTCGCACCTTAGTTGGAGCAATCTCGGCGGGGCGAGGCTACTTCTACGTGTACTCGCCTGGTCACCAGGTGCCGTAGTGCCAGGTGTGCTTGCCGTTCTTGTGGTCGCCGCGGTGGCGGGCTGGGAGCTTGCACTTCATGGTCCCCCACCACACCGACTTCTCGCCGGGGCAGGGCGGCTGCAGGCCGAGCATCACGGAGAGGCTCATCAGGTCTCCTCAAGCCCGAAGTCGATGGTCCGCTTGTGGGAGCCGAGCGTGGGGCGCGGCTCAGAGAGGGCGTGCTCGGCGATCAGCGGGTCGAGGATGTCGCGCAGTTCGGCGCGGGACTTGGCGTTGCGGACGTCGGTCGCGTCGCCGGGGTCGAGTTCGAACTCGTCGGTGACGATCACGGTGTCGTCGAAGACGTAGAGCACCTTCACGGTGTGGGTCCTATCTGGGGCGGCGCGAGGCGCTGACCCCTGTTTCGGCCGGTTTCGGCTCTCATCGGGGTTTGGGGGCTGGGGGATAGAGTCCAGGTCAGAGCGGGTATCCATTCCCATCGGGGGGGATAGGATCCGCGCGGTAGGGGGATAGGGGGATAGGGCCTCAATCGGCGGTTCCGGTGGGCGAATCGGGCACTTCGCCGGCCTTCTCGACGAGGACATCGAGCACCTGCTTGAGGGCGAAGCCCTTGCGGTTGCGCTTCGGTCCGTCGTCGAGCGGCGCCGCCCACGTCTGGTTCCCGGCGGCGATGCCGAAGCGGCCGAGGGCGGCGGCCAGGTCGCTCTGATCCCACGTCCCGTAGAGGCCCGGGTAGGTCGCAGCCATCCGTGCGACAAGCACCTCGGAGTGGGCCTGGTCCTCGCCCTCGAACGCGGCGGCGGCGTGGTTCAGCACCTCATCCGTGAGGGCCTCGGGCTCCCCCGCTGCGACCCCGGTCAGGGTGCCGGCGCCCTCCCGCAGCGCACGGGCCCTGTTCGCCACCTGCGTGGCGGCCGGGAGGTCCATGAGGTGGGACTTGACGACCACGGCGCCACGGTCCACGAGGGCGCCCTCATCGGCTCCCAGCAGGATGCACACACCCTTGTCGGTGGCCTTGAACGTCGACGAGTCGAGCCCCGTGCGAGAGCCGCCGTCGCCCAGGATCATCTTCGCTGCGTCGCTGTTGGGCATGCGCAGGGCGATCCGGGTGCCGAACAGGTCCCGGAAGTCGGTCTTCATGACCGTTGAGCTGGGCCTCTGCGTGGCCAGGGCCAGGATGATCCCGGCACCACGGCCGCGCTGGGCGATCTTCGTGAGGTTGTCGAGGATGTCCTTCCCGTACAGCTTGTTCTGCAGGTACACCTGGAACTCGTCGATCGCCAGGAGCGTGACCGGCATGTTGAGCTTGCGGTCCCGGGACGCGGCCGAGGTCAGCTTCCCCTCGGGGACACGCTCGACCGGGAGCTTGGCGATCTTGGCGTACCGGCCGTCCATGTCCCTGACCAGGTCAGACGTGGCGGCGAGCAGGGCTCGGGCCACTTCGTCGGCGGCGCCGGCACCGAAGGCGTGGCACACCCGCTCGAACGGGGCGTGGTCCTTGCCGCCCTTGCCGTCCCACAGCAGCAGCTTCGAGTAGGGGTCGAGCGCAGCGGCGGCGACGATCAGTCGGAGCACGAAGGTCTTGCCCATGCCCGGGAGCGCCCCGATCAGGACGAAGGTCCACAGCAGCAGGAACGACACCTGCTGGCCCTTCTCGTCTTGGCCGAACGGGATCTCCCGCCACAGGTCGAACTTCGATGCCTTGACCAGCGGCGACACGACCGGTGGGCGGGCCAGCGGGTCAGAGTCAGCGATCCACAGCTTGATCTGGCCTGCGTGCTCGGCCTCTTCGATGAACAGGCGGCGGCCGCTGATGCGCAGGTTGGCGGCGATCTTGGTCTTGGCCTTGATCGCCGTCTCGGCCGAGTAGCCGAGCGGCAGGTCCACGGTGGCTCCCCAGCCCTTGTGCTCCTGGGCGACGCCGGGGGCCAGGAAGGTGGGGGCCTCAGGTCCATCGGCCTCCCGGGCGAGGCCGGCCCTGTGGAGGGCCACGAGGATCATCTCGCCTGTGATGCGGATGGCCTCCGGGGCCGACGTGACCGAGGACTCGAAGTAGGGCCGGTCCGATGGGCGGCCCTGGTAGCCGAGGACCAGGACCAGGACCGGGGCCACGAGGGCCAGGAGCCACAGGTCCATGAGGACCAGGTAGCCGAGGCCACCGAGGGCCAGGGCCATGAAGGCCAGCGAGAGCCGGCGTGGCTTCACCCTGGCCTCGCGGGACTTGGTCAGCCGGTCGTACTGGTGGAAGTCGCCGGTCTCCTCCGCTGCCTTACCGGCCGCCCAGATGACGTCCCGGTTCTCGAAGTCCGTCACCCAGCGCCACAGGCCCACGACGTCACGGCGCAAGCCACGGGGCGACCAGAGCAGGTTCCGCCCCGCGTAGACCGGGGTGCGGACCAGGTGGAAGCCCAGCCAGTGCTTGGCCCTGAGGTACGCGAGCCTGGCCCCGGCGCGTGGATCTCGCCAGGCGTCCGGGACCACCGGGACCACGTCCACCTCGGTCCAGTGGTCCTCGGCCACGTAGGGCCGCGGCGGCATCAGGGACCGGTGGCCCTCCTGGTCCGGCTCCGAGGGCCACGGCCGGTCCATGGCCTGGCCCTCGTGGTCCTGGCCCTCCGGCCGGTGGTCCTCATGGCTCCCGTTGGCCCTCGGCTGGTCCCGGCCGGCCCTGCGACGGAGCCACCCCGGGGCCACGTCCCCGCTGTAGGCGCGGCGCCAGAGCGGCTTCACGAGGCCACCTCGCGGGCGAAGCCACGGAGTAGCTGGCCGGCCCTGGCGCGGCCACACGCGTGGCCCTCGTCCTGCAGTCTGCGGACCAGCTCCCGGGCGGAGAGGTCACGGCCGGCGGCCTGCGCCTGCTCGTGGATGAGCCGCGCCGCGTCGTCGACGGACAGCTTGTGGCCGTTGCCGTTGGAGCTCGCGGGGCCGGGCTGGGCCACGGGTGGCGCGCTCGAGGCGACTGCCACGGGGGCCAGTGCGGGGGCCGGCTCGGGCTGGGCCGGGGCCCGGCGGCCCAGGCGGTACATGACCCGGTCCCGGCGCGGTGCCTTCCACCGGTAGGCGACGCCGCCGTGTGCGTCCTGTAGGTCGCTGCGGGCCAGGAGGCGGTCCTGCTCGCGGTCCAGGGCCTGCGTGTACGAGCGCAGCTCCCAGAGGACCATGCGGCGCCACAGCAGCAGCGTGGGCAGCGGGGCCAGAAGCCACCGGGAGGGCCGGATGCGGTCCATCCTCGGCGCACCGCGGCCGGAGAGCCCGGCGAGGGTGCGGACCACGTGGGCGCCGGCCTCGACGGCCACGACCCACAACAGCGGGAGGACCCCGTGTGCGAGCTGGCCGACGAGGGTGACCTCACCGGCGACGTTGAGGTACACGGTCACACCCACCAGCGCCCAGGGGACGAGGCGCAGCCACCGGGTGCGCATCCCCATGCGGGCCATCAGCAGGTCCAGGCCGGTGAACGCGGCGATGCCGATGTCGATGCCGAGCGGGACCGTTGGGGCCAGCTCACCGAACGACGGGCGTACGGCTTCGGCGACGTGGGTGAAGCTGTTCACCGCGCCGATCAGGCCGAGCGCGGCGACGAGCCCCACCACGGACCATGTGGCGTAGCGCTCCCACTCGTTGACCCTCACCCGCCGGCCGCCTTGACCAGCACCCACACCGCCAGCAGGCCGAGCAGGGGTTTCGGGTAGCGGAGCAGGACCCCGGTGACGAGGCCCAGCACGCCGCGGATGAGGGTGAACACCGCGAAGGCGCCCATCAGACGAGGTTCCCCTGGCCGAGGGCGGTGGCGACCGAGTTCACGATCGTGTTGACGATGGCCAGGCCCTGGCCGGCGAAGTCGTCGACGATGCTGCCCGGCGTCGCGGCCTTCACGAGCAGCATGCCGAGGATGACGTGCGGGAGCTGGGCGCCCTTCATCTTCCAGGCGAGGCCCACGATCACGAGCATCAGGAGTCCGAGGGAGATGGTCACGAGGCCACCTGCCCGACGATGAGGTTGGCGGCGGCCACGCCTGCGGCGAAGACGACGACGCGACCGACGGTGAGCCGGGCCGGCACGGACGGTGTCCGCAACCAGTCCCAGAGGTGCAGCGCGGCACCCACTACTGCGAGGCCGAAGCCCATGGGGAGAGTCCACATGGATGTGACGGTAGCAGAGGATGCATGCGTATCCTGCACAGCCTGCGCTATCATCTACGCATCCGCTGCTACGAGGGCTGCGCTAGAAACAGAGGATGTCTGTGCTTCACATCAAAGACTTTCCCAGTGACCTGCATAAGAAGCTGAAAGGCCTAGCGCTCGACAGCGACGAGACCCTGCGGGAACTCGTCATCCGAGGGCTCGCCTCCGAGGCCGAGCGCATGGACGCCGAGCGTCAGGCAGACACCCAGTGAACTGGGACAACCAGCTCATCCGCTTCGGACTCCTGGCCTCCGCCGGTTGGAATGCAGATGTCACCCTCGGGGGCGAGACCGGAGGGGGGACCGTCATCGGCCTCCTCATCACCCTCTTCCTCCTGTGGCTCACCACCCGCTTCCCCCGCACCGAGACCCGAGTGAGCGCGAGCGACCTGCAGGCCGCCCTCGATGCCACCGGCTGGCGCATGGTGCGCATCGACCCGGGCGCCGACGGCACTGAGGAGGCCCGGTGAGCGCCCGCGACGAAGCCATCGAGGCGATGGCCACAGCGCTCGAAACGATGGTCCCGTGGGACCGGTTCGACGTGATGGTGGTCAAGCTCCAAGTGGAGACCGCCCTCGACGCCATCCCTTCCTCGGTGCTGGCACGGCTCGTTGTCGACCGCGGAGGCATGGAGCAGGTCGGGTGGCAGCGCGCTCCGCAGCAGGACGAGACCATCCACCGACTGGCCCGCACCCCCGACGACGCGAAGCGCCGCGGTGAACGCGCCGTCTACCGCCTCACTGAGGAGACGCCGTGAGCACCCACCAGACCCTCGACGCGATGGTGGCAGGCCCGCTCCGGCGCATCTTCGCGGTCGGCCTCGCCGTCGGCGCCTACCACTGGTGCGCCGGCAACTACGACGCGGGCGCCATCAACCTCGCGTTGGGGAGCGCCGGCCTGTGGATCTCCTACCACTGGGGTGTGCGGGAGGTGACCCCGTGAGCGCCCTCGACACCCTCCGCCAGGCGGCCCGCGGCCTCCGGTTCGCCTTCCGTCGCCCGGTGGCACTGCCGGCCCCCACCGAGGGCCGGACGGTCGACTCGTTCGACTACTGCGGCCTGATCACAGCCGAGCCCCGCATCCTCCCGATGACCGGCGAGCGGGACACCGAGGCCCAAGACCATGAGCTGTCCGACGTCTACGGCATCAGCGAGGTGACGCCGTGAGCGAGCCGACGCGCACCACATGGCGGGTCGGGTTCTACGTCGAGGTCGAGGTCGATGCCTTCGATGGCGAGGCCGCTCTCATCGCCGAGGCCGCTTGTCGGTGGCCCGGCTCGTGGACCCCGATGCACCAGCCGGTGACGACCGAGGGCGTGATCAACCGCCGCAAGGTCGCCGCCCACATCATCCGCTCGGAGGCGCTCATGGTCCGGCCCTTGGCCGACGTCGAGCCCCGGGCCACCACCGAGGAGGCCCCCTGATGGCCAAGGTCAAGTCCCACAAGCGCACGGTGAACGGCCGCACCCAGACGGTGCGAACGCACAACCGGACCCTCAGGCCCTCCCGGGCCGGAGCCAACGCCCGCGCCGCGGTCCGCCACGGCCGCCGCAAGAACTACGGCACCGCTGCGGCGCTCGGCTGTGCCGCGGCTGCTGAGGCCGGCGGCTGGTTGCTCGGCCGCGGCGCTGGGTTGGCGCTCGTCACTGTCGGCCTCGCGGTCCCCGGTACCGGGGTAGCCCTCCGTCGGGCCACCGCACCGACACCCGCTCAGGCGCGCTCGAGCCAGCGGCGGTCCGCTCCCCCGCGCTCCCGGCAGCAGCCGACCCGGCTCCCGCAAGCGACCCGTCAGCCCGCAGCCACAGGCCCCGACCGCAGCACCCGCTCCGGGTTCCGGCAGCGCCAGCACGACCGCGCCACCCCGCAGCAGAAGGCGGAGCAGGACGAGTTCTACCGGCTGCGTGAGGTCGAGGGGTACAAGGGCCCGGTCCGGTGGGACAAGGGCCAGATGCCCCGGAAGGCGGACGAGGCGTGATCGCTGTGACCGTCCACCTGTCCGGGAGCGGCGCGGTCCTCGCAGTGCTCGTGCTGTGCGGCATCGCGTGCATCCCGGTGTGGGTCGTCTCGATCGCTGCCCGTGACTGGGCGCAGACGCGGATCGAGGCGTCGTTCCGTCGGCGCATGGTCGAACAAGGCGTGAGTCCCGGCGAGATCGACGAGGCCTGGCGGGAGATTGTCGGGCGGCCCGAGTGACCCGTTTAGTACCGCTTCCACCCGACGTCGTGGTTTGCGTGCAGATGAGTACCGCTCCGTTCAAGCATCACCACTAAGGCTGCGAAAGGACCACCGAAGTGCCTGCGCCCACGCCCCCGACGAACAAGGGCCAGAAGTTCCCGCCTGAACCGCTCACCTCCGACGAGGTCCGCCGTCTGCTGACGGCAGCATCGAACCGATCCTCGTCCGGCATCCGGGTCCGAGCCCTCATCGCAGTCATGTACGGCGCCGGTCTTCGCATCGCCGAGACCATCGACCTGTACCCGCGGGACGCCGACACGGAGGACGGGACCGTGAGGGTGCGCTGCGGGAAGAACTCGAAGTGGCGGTTCGTTGGCCTCGACCCGTTCGCCTGCGGGCTGCTCGACCGGTGGCTCACCCGGCGCAGCGACCTCGGACTGAACGGTCGCCACCCCATCTTCACCACCTACTCCGAGGGGAACATGGGCACCCCGCTCAGTCAGCGCTACATCCGCACCGCCCTCGCTCGGCTCGCCACGCGAAGCGGCATCGAGAAGCGGGTCCACCCGCACGGTCTGCGGCACTCCTTCGCGTTCGACCTCGCCCAGCGTGGCACCCCCATCCACCAGATCCAGGCGCAGCTCGGCCACGAGTCCCTGTCGGGGACGGAGCGCTACATCTCCCACCTGGCACCTATGGACGTCGTCGCGATGATGCGAGAAAGAGATTGGAGCGCTTCGTGATGCCGCACCGCATCCATGGCCTGCTGTGCGAGTGCCAGATGTGCGCCGCCGACCCGTCAGTCCACGAGCTGGCCGACAGGTTCGGGTGGTCGTCGAAGGACGTCCTCGCCGCGATGGCCGGCGCAGCCCGCATCATTCGCGGGAGTCCACGGCAGGAGCCTCGGCTCCCGTCCTAGGCGGACCCCCCGCCGGGGTCCCTCGGACAGGCGCTCCGAGGCTCCAGCTCTAGTGTCGCAGACAGCAAGGAGAAGGTGAGATGAGCATGATCCCCCCGATGGTCAGCGCGATGAGGCGAGCTGCCGCCGACGCGGTTCAACAGTCAGATCACCGCTGCAAGCTGGACCATCGAAGGCTTCATGGAGCGAGCCAAGGCACACGCCGAGGTCGCAGGCGTCAGCGCAGCCGAGGCCGCGGCGCACCTCGTGCGCAACGCGGGCGAGATCGCTTCCCGCTCAGGGGAGCAGCCCCCGCCCTCGCCACCTGGCTCCGGCCAGGTGGGCGGAGGCAACCTCGAAGGCGGTGGGTGATGGCGAAGCTCGTCAAGCAGGTGCGAGAAGTGGCGGCACTCCTGCGAGAAGCTGTCGACCAACTCCCTGACCGCACCGACCGGTGGCTTCTGAGGCAGCACGACCCCGTCGACATGGGCGACGGGAAGACGACGTTCTGCCTGCGCTGCAAGAAGCGGTGGCCGTGCGCCGAGTACGTCAGGCTCGACAAACAGTCGCGTCCCGCTCAGACGAGCGGGTCCAGAGCCGTCGCATCGAGGGCGACGAGTGATGGCCGTTCACCAGTCCTGGTTCGACCCCAAGAATGAGCCGGTCGAGAAGCCCTACCCCGACCTGCTGGAACCGGGAGTCGTGGCCCGAGTGCGGATGGCCCGCAGCGCGGGCCACTGGCTGCCCGACATCGAGGCCTACCTGGTGGAGCAGGAGCTGAGCACCGACATTGCGCCGGCCATCGCCAAGCTGATGGACCACACGGGCTGGTCGCTCCCGACCACGGTGACCCAGGTGCGGAGCATCATGCTGCCCGAGCACGGCGGCACCTACGTCGAAGGCGGCGAGTGATGCCCACCGCGAGAGAGACCAAGGCTCGGCTCTCCAGCCCCGGCGGCTGGGGCCAGGTCGGAAGCGCCGCCGACCACCAGCGGTACGCCAAGCCAGTGCGTAGCCAAAGCCGTCAGCGCTGCCCGTGGTGCCCGAAGGAGCAGCGCCCGCGTGCGACGCACCTCGGCATGGCCAACGGTGTCGCGCTGACCAGCGGCTGCGAGTGGCACGTGGCCATGTGGGTGCGTGAGCCCCAAAACGCCAACAGTCCCCCGACCCGGTAGGGGGCCGAGGGACTGAGGGCTGGTGCCGCTACGAGGACGAAGCCTCATGCTCGACGCACCGACAAGAGTCGGAGCCCGGCGGCCGTCTTCGTAGCTGCTCCCGCAGGTGCCACCGTTGCCGCTGGCAGACGACCGTCCGTGCTCCGCTCTGAGCCTACGCCTGCGGGTCGGCGTGGATAGTGGGATTCCATCCGACATCGGCGCGCGACGTTTCCGACACGCCACCCCTACGACCCCCGTGGTGCCCCCCGCCCCCAACCGGCGAACCGGCGTGGTGAAGGGGCGGGGGGCGTTTCACTCCCCGGAAGGAGCGATCGTTGACGGTAAAGGGCGCCGCCAGTTCATCACGTGGCCGATGCCGATCGTGATGTACTCGCAATGCTCCCGGTTCACGGGGTTCGGGTGCTCGCGAGCCATCGTCCGGTAGTGGCACAACAGTCGTCCAGCGTGAGGTCTGAGCAGCCAGCAGCCGAAGCGTGCCCTGAGTGTGGCCACTAGACCACCGAGAAGCGGGTGCGTGGCGGAGTCCACGGCGTAGCGCACTCGGCGCAGACAGCTTGACCGCTGAAACCTGTGACCATTCCGCTGTTGTCCACTGTGAACAAGCCGCGCTCAAGTCCGTCGGCGAGCTGGAACCACGCCGACCCACACGAGCACCTACCGCCGTCGTAGCCATCAGGCTTGCTGTTGTCGAAGCAGCGGCAGTCCCTGTGCCCCGCACAGGCAACCAGCTCGATCCCATGCTTGCGCCTATCCATGTCCTTCTCCTGTCCGGGGGTCCGGGTCACCACAACCGGGACTAGCTCCATTCTAGGTTGAACCCTGCGCCAGCGACTAGGGCCACGGACGCGCAACAGCTCCCCGACCCGAAGGCCAGGGAGCTGCACGGTGGAACGGGTTCGAGCATCGCAACTCAGCGACGAGGCTACGCCGAAGGTCAGACGTCCGGCGGCAGGATGCCCCGCTCGTGCGGTGCCACCTCGGTCAGCCGTCGGATCGCAGCAGCGGCAGCGGCCAGAACGGTGGTGACGATGCCGCCCCAGCGGAAGGCGTCGTCCTGCCACCCGTCGGGCAGCTCCGGTGCGATCTCGGTGACGAGCTGGGTGATGCCCACGGCGAGCGCCATCACGAGGGTGACGACGGAGCCGGCGATCACGCCGAGCCTGCGGGTCAGGTCGAACATCATGCGGGTACCTCCTGGGTGTTGAAGTGGGCTTGAGATCGGGCGCGGAGATTTCAAGCTTCCGGCCTGCGACTATCGGTTGTCGGCCAGCTCGAAGGCTCGCCAGCGTCGGCGTTCGCGGCGCTTCAACCGGCGGCGCTTCCGGTGCGCAGCCCGGCCACGCTCACGGCAGGACCGGCACGAGCAGGACATGCACTCCCCCACGGCCGCCTGGTTGCTGGGGCGCTGCAGCATCACGGGCCGCAGTCGGCCGGCGCAGGGAGACCGTCGTAGTAGCGGTGCACCTCGGCGAGGAACGCAGGGCGGCCGGCGGCGAAGAACTCCAGCAGGTCCTGCTGCTCGACGCGGACGACCTTGGCGCTCTCACACGACTGGACGTCGCGGGCTTCGATCTCGGCGTCGAGACGGGACACGAGTTCCCCGACCTGGGCGTCCTGGCGTTCGAGCTTGCGGAACCCGAGCCCGGCCACGACGCACATGCCGATGATCATCACGGCGAGGAGACCTACGACGACTCTCGGGACCTTCATCGGTGCCACACCATCCACAAGACGTAGGTCGCCGCGATGCAGGCGTCGTAGATGAGCAGCATCCGGGGAGCGAGCAGGCGGTTCACTCCAGGGTCTCCGGCGCCCGAGCCAGATGGGCCAAGAGCCGCAACGCCTCCGGTAGCCCCAGCGCCGCCAAGATGAAGAGCAGCACCGAGGTCTGCGCCTCGGCCTGGAAGAACAGCTCCCGCACCCCAGCGCCCGTAGCCAGCGCCAGCCGGATGGCCCGCTCGATGTTCGACCACGTCAGGCCCTGCCACACCGGCTACCCCACCCTCGGGTCGCAGCACACGGTCAGCCGGCGTCGGGGGTGAGCCGCACCGAGCCGAGAGCGGAGACGACCAGCGCCTCGAACTCCTCGGCGTCGAGGTGGTCCGTGACCTCGTCCGGCAGGGCCTCGATCACGGCGGCCGCCAGGACGGGCGCGAGGACGGCGGCCAGCTCGACCACATCCACGTCGACGTCCTGGGTGGCGAGCAGCAGCTTCGGCAGGGTGACGGTGCCGGCACCGGTCATCCACTCGTTGCCGGTCACCTTCGGGTCGAAGATCGTCGTGGGCCCGCCGACGGTCAGGAACTTGGCGGCCTGCTTCACTCCGCTGGCGACCTCGGCCTTCATGGCGGCCTTGATCTCTGCGAGGTTCTCGGGGGTCATGTCGTCCTCTTTCTGGGTGGGGGCGACGAGCGCCCGGTTGTCCCACAGTTGGGCGTAGGTGGTGAACTCGGGACCGGGGCAGGCCTTCTGTTTGAAGGCGTTGTGTGGCAGCACCCTGCTGGCGCAACGACCACTCGCCCGGCCCTCGTCGATCAGGGCGACGACGCCGTCGACCATCTGCTCGGTGGGCGCTTCACCGATCCCGATGAAGACGAGGACCGTGTACCACTCGGAGTCGGGCCCGTCGTTGGTGCCGACGAGGTCGGTGCCGTTGGCGAACTGGTTCTTGTTCCAGCCCCGGCCAGTGAGGCGCATGCCGTGCGGGCACACACCGAAGCTGTACGCGATGTCGCTCCAGCCCTGGCCCTTGGGCTCAGGCGCCATGTGGAAGCTGCGCACGGCCGCCCAGTAGGCGACGCACCGGGTGTGCGGACGGTCGAGGCAGTTGGCCGCTGGGCCGTTGTGGTGCAGGACGAAGCCACGCTTCATGGCGATCTCCTATCGGCGGGCGAGTCGGGAGGCGGAGATGAGGATGCGGTCGACGGCGTCGGGGTCGGGCACCGGGAAGATGACGGCGGTGGCCAGGAACCCGTAGTCACCAGCCGCCCGCCCGAGGACCCGCGGGATGCCCGATCCCAGGGCAGCAACCACGTACACCCCGGCCGCTGCGCCCCTGGCCCGACGGACCCCCGCCCCTTCACCAACGAACGAGTAGACGCCGACGCCCTGGCCTACACCGGCATCAGGAGGGATCACCCCGGCGCCCGTGCCGGAGAACGAGTAGCTGCCCGCCGCCAGACTCAGGCGGCGACGGACACCGATGGCGGCGGCCGTGAACGTGTACGGCGCCGACGACGAACCCGTAGCTCGGCCCACCCCCGAGGCGGTGGCCGTGAACCCGTAGCTCGAGGCGGCAAGACCGCTGACTCGACGTACACCGGCTCCGGAGGCCGCGAAGGTAAGGGTGCCTGCTCCGACACCGGAGGTGCGGCGGATGGCCGAAGCTGTGCCAACGAACGAGTAGACGCCTGTGGCGGTCCCGGTCACCGCCGGCGAGTCGGGGGATCCTGTCGCTGTCCCAGCGAACGAGAACGTCGAGGTGCCGGCGCCCAGCACCCGGGGATGACCCCCCGCTGTGCCGGTGAACACGTACACGCCCGCCGCGACCCCGGGCCGGGCCCGTACCCCCGAGCTCGCACCCGTGAACACGAACGCCCCAGCCGCGGCGCCCAGCCCACGACCGACCCCGCTCGCGGCGCCAGAGAACGTGAAGGTGCCAGTAGCAGTGCCGGTGGCAGGGGTGGACAAGCTGATGTTCGGGTCAGCGAAGTCGCCCTGCGAGCCGCTGCCCGCCGTGAACGTCAGGGTGCGAGCGTTACCGCTGGCATCAGTCGTCGAGCTGGCGGCGGCAGCCATCGGGTAGTCGGCCCACTCGGTGAGCACCGCCGCCGTGGCTGCAGACTCTGCGAGTAGCTGCGCCTGGGTGAGCACGGAGGCGAACACCCGGTTGTAGGCGTACTTGCCGTCATGGCAGTTGGCCGAAGCTTCGGAGGGACCGCCGCCGTAGCGCAGTGTGTTCTGCGCCAGGGTGCCCGACCACGTACCGACGGCTGACTGCAGCGACGTCTCGCCTTCGGCCCGCCAGTAGACGATGAAGTTGTTGGCGCCGGTCGTGGCCGTGACCGCCACGAAGTACCAGGTGTTGTTGGACAGGACCGCGGTGACCGGGCCCGTGAACGAGGCGTGCTCGGCCCGCACGGTCCCGTTCGCCAGTCGGACCAGGGCTAGGCAGTTCGAGTAGCTGGTGGTGCCGTGGTAGACGAAGCCCCGGTACGCGGCCGGCGTGGTGTCAAAGCGGACCCAGCCGCAGAACGACACACCGGTGATGGCGAGCCCAGTGGAGGCCCGGGACCAGACGCCGTTCGGTACGAGGTCGACGGCCACGGGGTCAGGCCGTGATCAGGCCGTCACGGACAGGGAGAGGTCGAGGTCACCGATCGGGATCGTGAACTCGTCGCCGACGAGCACGGCGTTGGCGGTCATCAGCCCGGAGCACAGAAACGTCCCAGTCGTGGAGGCGTCGAAGAGCGCCCAGTGGGTGTAGTCCTCGGCCGTGTCGACTTCGCCGGCGGTCCAGGAGATGGCAACGTCGTTGGAGACGATGCCGGTGTTGCCGGACGCGGCGGGGAACGAGGCGGTGATGTTCTTGCGAGTGGCGTTCCCAGCGACGGCGGTGGTGCCGGCGAGGCCGGGGTCCGCAGTGTGGAGTTGGATCCAGATCGCGGCGGGTGAGGTGCCGGCGGTGGTCTGGTTGACGAGCCAGTTCAGCCAGGCGTTGGCGGTTGCGGGTGCGAGGCCGACGGTCATGAAGGGTCTCCTTTAAGAGGCGATTTCGAGGTTGTCGTCCTGCGGGTCGCAGGCCAGAGCACGTAGGGCTGCGACCCGCTGCTCGACGGCCGACTGGTCCTGCCAGTCGACGTCGCGGAACATGGCCACGACGGCGTCGAGCTCGGGCCCGACGAGCGTGTCGGGGTGCACGAGCTGCCAGGGTTCATCCATGTGCGTCTCCTCAGCGGGTGAGCAGGTCGATGACCGGCGCCGCGTAGGCGGCGTGGCCGGCGGTCGTCGGGTGGATCGTGTCGGCGAACATGCCGAGGTCGTTCCAATACTTGAACGACCGGTGACCGATGCCCCAGATGTCGACGAGCGCAGCGCCGTTGCCGCCGGCCAGGTCGGCCAGCACGGCGGCCATGGCTGCGTACTCCGACTGGATGTCGAACCAGTTGGCGATGTGCTCGATCACGAGCACGAAGGTGGGCACGTAGTCGAGCTGGTCGCTGCCCGAGTACAGGCGCATCACCTTCGACACGCCGGCCCGGAACGTGTCCGCCGAGTTGAACGCACCGGCCGGGTCGTTGGCGCCGAGCTGGATGATGACGAGGTCCGGTCGACCGACGGCAGCGGCGAGGAACGGGTCGGCCACCATGTTGGCGCCGAGCACCCCGATGGTGCCGTTCGTCGAGATCGTGCACGACTGGTTCGTGATCGTCCCCGTGGTCGCAGCCGAGATCGTCGCTGAGGTGTCCGAGGCGACGGCGGTGATCGTGGTCCCCACGGCGATCTGTGCCGGGCCGTGGATGAACTTGCCGATCATGGAGTTGGTGAAGCTGCCCGCACCCGGCGTCGTGATCGTCGTCGTCACCCCGGAGGCGGAGACGCCGGTGATGAACTGCTCGAGGCCGGGCGTGTAGTCGGACGCTGCCCGACCGGATTGGGCGAACTGGTAGGTGACGACCCCGGTGGTGAACGTGGCCTCGACCCCGAAGATGTCGACCGTCCCGCTGACCCACTCGACGTCGAGGGTGTGGGGCCCGTTGCCGCCCGGGTTGATCTCGACCGCACCCGGGTCCTGGCCGAAGACGGTCGGCGGGGTGACCGTCGTGTAGCTGCCGCCGTTGACCCGCCAGCGGAACGACCCGGTGATGCTGGCGTTGCGGTGGAAGATTCGGAGGGCCGAGCCCCGTAGGTCGGTGAATGCCAGGGTGGCGGTGTTCGTGGCCCGCAGCTGGCAGCCGCCCATGCCCATGCCGGAGGTCCACACGCCGGTCGCCGACGTGCGCAGCGCCGAGGGGATCCAGCCGGTGCCGCCGTCGCCGTAGCGGTCGCGCAGCTCGTCGCCGGTGAGGATGGCGCAGCCTTCGGTGCGAGGGTTGGTGGCGCCGACGCCTTGGTAGATGGAGTCGCCGTGCAGGTGGACCTTCACCTGGCGGGTGTCGGCCTCCTCGCGGGCCTCCTCCCACTGACCGCCCCACCCGGCAGGGACCGCGACGAACGGGAGATGCAGCGTCTCGATGTGGGAGTTGAAGGTGGCCGTCGTCAGGCCGCCGAGCGACACGGTGACCTGCACGGTGACCGCCTGGTCGGTGACCACCGTCGTCGTGGCCGGGCGCAGGGCCGCCTGATCCGACGGCACCCACGTGCCCATCAGGATCGCCTCAGGTGTGACCCCGCCGCGGTCCTCGAGCAGCAGCCACTCGACCGGATCCTCGATCGCCGCGGTCTCCGCCTGCGTGGCCTCGAGTGTCATCACGTCACCGACGATCGACACGCCCATCGCTACGCCGTTGAGGGTGGACGTGAACGTGCGGCCTACGAGCACCCCCGGCGTTTGCCAGTCCAGGTCCACGGTCAGGGTGAGCCCGGGCCGGAAGTTGTGATGGATGCCCTGGGGCCTGGAGTCGATCTGGACGGGCATCAGGTCACCTCTCGAAAGGTCATGCGGGTGACAACTCCCAGGTGACTCGCCAGAGCTTGTCGCCCTGGCTGAACTGGTGGAACACCGACTCGATGAAGAAGTCAGCGTCGACGCCTGTACCCGACTGGCCGTCGGCGGTCAGGTGGATCATGTCGCCCACCCGGCGGCGCCACGCCTGGCCCCGGTAGGCCGACGTCTTGTTGGCCGTGAAGCTGATCGAGAAGATCGGACGGTCGTTGCCGTAGATGGCGGTGACCCTGTCGGCGTAGGCGTCGGCGTCGGCCGCCGAGGCGAACAGCTCGGGGACCGTCGGGTAGGTACGCACCATGTTGTGGCGGTCCTGCGACGGGAGGTTGTCGACCTGCACCGTCTGGCGGTCGGAGCCCAACGGAGGATCGCCGTTCCAGCCCCGCACCGCGATGGTCGTCGAGCACACGACGAGGTAGCCGCCGAAGTCCTCGGACACGAACAGGCCAGGGTCCTCGGTCTCGGCCGAGCCCACCCTGTCGGCGAAGTGGAGAGAGACGTCGAAGGCGTTCGTGGCACCGTTGAGATCGGAGAGCCCTGAGAGCAGGTAGCCGGGTGGTCCTCCGCCGGTGCCCCCCTCGCCGCCGGTGAGCGACGAGATCCCTGCCCTGATGGCGATGAACAGCGACGGGTCACGGCGCCACGGCACCACGAGCGGCGGCGGGTCGTGGGCCGCGGCGACCGGTTCACCGATCGTCAGGTCCGATGCCACGCACGGCGCCTGGGCGACGCCGTCGAGGGAGCCGAACCACTGGCCGACCGGCACCCGCCACCAGTGAGCGACCCACAGGCCGCCGGCGAACGGGGTCGTGTCGTCGTAGAAGGTGACGTCAGTCGACGCCTCGGTGCCGAGCGCCACCTTGGCGTACACCCTGATCCGCAGGGAGTCGCCCTCGTTGGACATCTGGCGCCAGCCGTGGGGTACCTCCCACTGCTTGCCAGCCGTGCGCACCGTCGACGCGATGACGACGAGCAGCAGGTCGCCTGCGTTGGCCGTCGAGGGCATCGTGACGGCGACGTCGTTCTGTGCGCCCGCTGCCGTCGAGCGGCTGTCGTTGCCGTTGCTGACCGGCCACACAGGGGTGCGTGGCGCCAGGCCGGCGAGCGCCCGGTTCACGATCTCCTTGCGCCAGTCGAACGGGCGGATCTCCTCGAACTCGAACTGCGCTGCAGGATCATCGGAGAACCACGCCGCCGGTGTGTCGGTCGCCCGAGTCGACCGGGCCTCGAAGCCGATGTAGCCCTCGGGCATCTCGTGCAAGAAGCCGAGCTCGGTCTCCTCCAGCTGGCGGGCCAGCTCGAGCGCCTGGTTCCGTGCGAACGACACAGCGCCGGTGCTGATGTCGCCCTCGGCGATGAGGCCGGGAGGCTGCAGCAGGTCGGCCGCTGCAAGGACGCCGCCGACCTGGATGCCGGTAGGGGCCCCGTATTCGAACGATGCGGTCTCGACCTCGGTGGCTGCCTTGGCCAGTCGCCCCTCGGCGGCGATGGCAGCTGTCTTGTCGTGATCTCGTGGCGTCTCGGGCATCACCGACGAGACGTCGCCGGTCCACAGAACGCCGTCGATCGGGACCGGCACCGTGTCCCACACCCGGAAGTCGTCGACGACCACGTTGGCGGCGAGCGAGTAGATGCCGACCTCGGTCGACGCTGACGCCCGGGCGGTGGCTCCGGTGAACACGGTCACCCCGTTGAGGTAGCCGGTGACGTTGGAGCCGGAGACGAGGAGACCGATGGTGGCGGGAGCGAAGTACCAGCCGACCGTGTAGTCCTCGTGCTGGGTCGAGACGCCGGCGGCCACCGTGTAGTGGGTGATCCTGCCGACGTTGAAGAACAGAAGCCCGTAGTTGTTGACGTCGGTGTAGCGGTAGAGGATGCCGGCCCCGTCGATCGAGCCGACCGTGGCCTGCACGAACGAGTCGTCGGTACCGACGTCGACGATCGCGATGGTGTCGACGCCGTTGACGTCGTCGGACACGACCCGCCCGGCGCCGTCTCGGGTCCACGTGTTGGCCGTCTCGTTCGACCAGACGTTGCCAACCTCGTCGATGCCGAGCACTCCGTCGCCGTTGAACTTGTCCCTGGCCAGCAGCACAGGATCGACCGGCGTCGAAGCCAGGGTGCGCACTCGGATCGTGCGCCCGGTGGCGAGGCTGAACGGGCCTGTGTTGAGCGGTGACGCGGTGTTGAAGAACGAGAAGCGGTCGTCGTCGTTGCGGACCGTCAGGCGCAGGGTGCCGGGGCTGGCTTTGCCGCTGATCTGCGAGGGCCAGTCCCTGCCGGTGCGGGTCTCGGCCGAGACGACGTAAGCGGTGATGTCTTCTTCGGGCTCGTCGAAGTCGCCGTCGTTGTCGAAGTCCCACTCGACGACGATGTCGTTGTTGACCTGGCCTGAGCCGTGGACGAAGGCGACGGGCGCCTCGCCACCGAACTCGATGCCGCCTGACCCCCGGACGTCGGTCGTGACCATCAGGTCTTGATCTTGAAGTTCACGGCCTGGAACGGCGGGTTGCCGGTGCCGGAACTGCCTCCCAGCTCCATGCCGACGGACAGCGACGACGCATCGGCACTACCCGAGACGCCGGTGCCGTTGATCGTGATGTTGTAGGCGGAGACCGTCTTCTGTCGGGCGGCCACCGAGGTGGCGGCGATCCGGGCCTTTGCGTGCGAGGTGGCGGTGTCGAGCCCGTGGACGTGGTCGACGTTGCCGCCGGTGCCGCCCAGCGTGGCGCCGGTGCCGGAGGTGGCCTTGCCCAGCGGGAAGCGCTGGCGGAGGTCGGGCAGGTTGAACGTGGTCGACCCGTCGCCGACCCCGAAGGCTGTGCCGACGGCGGTGAACAGGTCGACGTAGGTGGTGCGGGACACGGCCGTGCCGTCGCACAGCAGCCAGCCGGTGGGCGCCGCGGCACGGCCGGTCATCACGATGGTTCCGGCTTCCACGTCGTTGCCCTCCACGTCGTCGAGCGTGACCCTCGGGGTGACGCGGATCGCATCGCTGATGAACTCGACCGAGATCGGTGCCGGGAACTGCTCAAACCACCGCAGTGCCCCGCCCGAGGTGAGCGTCACGTAGTAGCCGTAGATCAGCTGCGCGGCACCGGTGCTCGACCGGGTGAACGTCTGCTGGGCGTACTGACCGATCGACGGGTTGCCCTGCGTCGAGACCCACGATCCACCCGTCATGGCCGCCGCCGAGTAGCCAGCGAAGTTGGCTTCGGTGAACGCCCCGACGGCGAGGGCGTCGATCTGCTCCTCGGTCAGGCCCGAGGTGACGTTGTTGCGGTAGAGCCGCAGCGTGTAGTTGACCGCGAGCACCAGGTCGAGGAACGCCTCCTCGCCTGCGTCGACGATGACGACACCCATCAGATCAACCCCCGCAGTCCGCCGCGCTGGATGTTGTCCCGGAGCACGCCCATCAGGTCACGCTCGGACAGCACGGAGCCGGCGACGTTGATCGTCCAGTAGTGGTTGTGCGTCGCTCCCCCGCTGCTGACGCCAGCGCCTACGAGCTGCTTGGCGTTGGAGCTGTTGCGGGGATCGTCGAGGGCGAGGACTTCCTCACCCGCCTGCAGGACCGCGGCGATCTCTTCGCCCCGTCGGCCGGGGACTATGCCACCGTCGTGGAGCTTGAAGCCGGGCCCGTGGGCGGAGCCGATCTGCACCGTCTCGTAGACGGTCTTGATCCGCACGCTGGCCGACTTGCCGTTCAGCCTGGCCAGGGCGCTGCCAACCCGGTCGATCTGCTCACGGGCCTGTACTGCGTTGGGCGCGGTGACCGACGTGGCCTTGCGATCAGGGGTCTGCCGGATGGCGTTGGCGAGCTTGTCGACCTCGGCCTTGTAGAAGGCCGCGGAGCCGGCGGCGATCAGACCTGACTCCGCCCACCGGTCGATGGTCGCCTTCACCTCACCAACCGTGGTGCCGCCGGTCAGCATGCTGTCCTTAAGGCCGGCGAACGCAGTGTCGTACTCGAGAGCGGATTCCACGGCCGACCTGTTGGCGCCCTCCAGATCGCCCTGCGCCTCCGCCAGCTTGAGGACGGCCTCCCTCGCCTCGTCGCTGTTCCTGCCGTGCTCCTTGCGAGCCTTCGCCACATCGGCCTCGGCGGCGACGATCTTCAGCTCAGCCTCGACGACCTTGCTCTGCGCCTCTTCGTTGGCGACCACGGCGTGGTTGAACGCGAACATCGGGTCGATGGCCGCACGCTGGGCGTCCGACCATTCCTGCAGCGCCGACTTGGCATCCTCGGTCGACTCTGCGTTCTCGTCCATGGCCTCGGCGCCGTCACGGACGTCTTCGCTGTACTCCTCCTGGCTGACGCTCGCCTTTATGTCGACGTCACGCTTGCGCTCGAGCTCGGCCCGCCACTCCTTGACGCGCTCCTTGGAGACGCCCGTCGCCTCGGCGAGCTTGATGGTCTCCTCGGCTGCCCGAGGGTTCGACTCGCTCAGCTTGGCGATGACCTTGTCGAGCTGGCCGAACTCGTCGGCCTGTTCGACTGCCTTCTTGGTGGTGGCGTTGACAGCATCGCCGACCAGCAGGAAGTTGTCAGCCAGACGTTCCAGCTCGGCCGCGTCGCGTGCGTCGGCGATCTCGTTCAGGGCAAACGCAACGCCCGCGATGCCTGCCGCCACGGTGGTGAAGGCGGCGATCTTGCCGATCCCGCCGAGCTTCTGGCTCAGCGAGGATGCACCATCAGCGAGGGAGCGGAAGTTCTCGTGCGCCTTGATGCCCTGTCCGACGAGGGTCGACAGGCCGCCTGCTGCGATGAGGCCGACGGCGCCGAAGGTGGCGACCTTGCCGATCATCGACTGGGTGGTGGGCGACATGCCGTTGAGGCGATCGCTCAGCCCGCCGGTCACCCGGGCAAGGGTCGTGAAGGCGTCGACCGCACCAGCACCAACGCCCTCGACGAGATCGCCGATCTGGTTCTTGAGCCGCTGCAGTGACCCGGCGAAGGTCTTGCCCTCGGCCTCGGCGAAGCCGCCGACCTGATCCGTCAGGGCCTGCTGCACAGCGGCGTAGCGGTCGGTCTTGTACAGCACCTCGTCGATCGAGACGCCGTTCTTCTTCAGCGCCCCCACGCTGCCGTCGAGGGCCTTGCCTACCTGGATCGCTGCGGTCGGGATGTCGGTGCCGAACTTGCGGGCGTAGTCGACGACCAGCGGCATGATGCCCTTGATCTCATCGGCCGTCAGGGAGAAGGTGCCGAGCAGCGCTTCGCCTTCGACGATGGCGTCGGCGTCGGCTGCGGTCACGCTCTGGATCGACTCGGCCAGCTCGATGAACTGTTTGCTCGATTCACCCGCGAGCTTCGGGGCGTTCTTGATGGTGTTCTCTAGCTTGAGGACTGAAAGCTCAGCCTCCTCCGAGGCCATCGCGGCAGCACCCAGGCCGGCGAGGGCGACCGCACCGAAGGCGATCATCCCGGTGCCGGCCGAGGACATCTTGTTGCCCCACTTGTCGAGGCTCTTGCCGGTCTTCTCTGCCTTCTCGGTTGCCTTCTTCGATGACTCGCCGAGCTTGTCCGACTGGGAGATGGCGCCCTTGGCGTCCATGTCGACCAGCAGGCGGAGTGTCTCGGTGAAGGAACCCATCGACACCCCCTTCTGCTTGACGCTCTACGCGGTTACGGTTCGCCCGAGTAGTCCTCACATGAAGGCGGGCGGGCGATGGACGAAGCAGGCGGCGAGAAGGCCAAGCCGGACAACCGCGGTTGCATCTGGGTGATGCTGGTGATCGTCGTGTTCGCGATCGGCGCCACGATCATCAGCAGCCTCGGCGAGGACAGCGGCGCAGAAGCAGAGGGACCGACTGACGCCGGCGCCATCGACGTCTGCCGCGAGGCGGTCAAGGCCAAACTGAAGGCGCCCGGCACCGCCGAGTTCCTCGAAGAGGTCGCCACCACCGACGGCGACAACTACAAAGTGTCAGGCCAGGTCGACGCCGAGAACTCGTTCGGCGCCATGCTTCGGCTCTCCTGGTCCTGTGACGCCACCTGGATGTACGGCACCACCTGGCAGGGCGTGACCGCCAACGTCACCGAGTAAGCTCTCAGCCTTCGAGCTTCGGGCTCAACGCCCGCAGGACAGGGCCCACGGGCTGGGCCATCGTGACGGTCGGCGGCCAGCCGAACGCCTCGATGCAGAGCCTCAAGACGAGGCTGGCGGGTCCTGGTCTTTTGGGGCGTCGCCGACCTCGTACATGTCCATGAGCTTCTCTTGCTCGGCGAGGGTCAGCGCTTCGACGCGAGCAAGGGCCTCCGGCTTCTTGAGCCCCCTGACCTTGTACAGGTGAGCGACCAGCAACGCCGTCCGATGGTGGAGGAACTTGAGCGGCTCGAGTTCCGTGTACGACATCGGACGCTTCTCGGTGGAGAGCAGTTCCTCGGCGAGGACCAGCTCGCCCGTGGTGACAGTGTCCTGATCCCACGTGTCCCCGTCGAGGTTGAACCGCCAGTACATGCGGATCGACGTCGCTCGCATGTGCTCGACGACGGCCTCCATCAGCTCACCGAGATTGCCGTCGTGGCGACCGGCGAGGATCTCGGCGATCACCTTCTGTGACGGGTCCTTCGCTGCGGTCATCCAAACACCTTCCGTAGAGGCTCGGTCAGGGCGGCTTTGCCGTACACGGCGGGGAGCTTGTCGACGGCTTGGGACCGGGCCCGCCGGTAGAAGTCCTTGCCCTTGGTGCCGGGGTGGAAGGCGAACGGCCGAAGGTTCGGGCCGATCGTCAGCGCCTGGGCGCCACGCCCAGCCTTGAGGTTGCGGAGGCTGCCGAACGCCCCCCGGTTGGAGCCCCCGAACGCAGCCACCGCACCGACTCCGGCGGAGCGTCGGCGATGGGCCGTGCGGTTGCCCAGCCGCTTCGCCCCGATGAAGTGCGCCTTGGTCGGGTTGTTGATCAGGTGCGCTGCGCCCGTGTAGGAGATCACAACGATCGTGGCGCCCGTGTTCGACTTGATGATGTCGAACCGTGCGCCGATGACCTTGCGCTTGCCGGCCGGCTTGCGTCCCACGGCCCCTGCGCCTGCGGTCTGGAAGATGCCCTTGCCGGCCATGCCGACCCGCCCCGCCGCAGCCTTCTGGTCCTTGAACTCACGCTGCAGGGCGTCGAGCTTCTTGCCGAACTGGGCCGCTGTCCGGGACGTGCCCATCAGGCCACGGCGCGGAGCACGGCTCCCGAGGTCGGGAACGTGAGCGACTTCGAGGCGAGGTCACCGATCTGCCCGCCCAGCACGTGCTGGGCGATGAAGATCGAGCCCGTGTAGTTCGGGTTGGTGGCACCCACCACGGCGGTGGTCGGGCGGACCAGGAACGTGGTCACGGTGCCGAACAGCGGGAACAGCAGCTGATCGATCGAGCTGGCGGCGTAGTCGTCGTTGAAGGTGACCGACAGGCTGCCCGACTTGAGGCCACCGAGCACCTCGGTCCAGCTGTCACCCATCGCGGTGGGGTCGAGCTGGGCGGCGTCGAGCGTGAGCGTGGCGGACTTGACCATCGACAGGGCGGTGTAGTCCACCGAGTTGATGGTGAGCTGCTCGGAGAGCAGTGCGAATGCGGCCATGGGTTCTCCTTCGGGGGGTCAGGTGCTCAGGCGAGGGTCGTCGAGGTGGAGGACGATCTCGCCGGCGTAGAGCGTCCTCTCGACTTCGCCCCGGTGACCGGGGACGACGTGATCGCAGCCGCCCTCGGAGAAGCGAGCAGAGGAGCTGGGGAAGATGCCGCCCGTGGCGAGGCGAGGCGCCTCGGGCTCCGGCGCCAGCATCAGCGGATGCCCATCGCCGCAGCGACGGTGTGCGTCCCGGTGATGGCCGAGACGTTCATGCGGAAGTAGCGGTCGGCGACCACACCGGGGACCGGGGTCATCCAGGTGCCGCCGGCGGTGGTGATCGGACCGATCGTGGCGACGGTCGTTGGGGTCGTGAACCCGGTGTTGTCGTCGGACTGCACCTGCACCGTGATCGTCGTCGCGGCCACGAACACATGGAACGTGGCGTACAGCGAGATGCCAGCGGGGATCCCCAGTCCGAGCGTGTCGTAGATCGAGCCCAGCTGACCGGTGGCGGACACGGTGCCCTTGGCCTTGGTCAAGATGCCGGCCACCACGCCCACGCCGTTGCTGCCCATCGAGTTGAGAGCGAAGGGTGCGACCTCACCGATGGTGGTGCCGAAGGGCTCGTAGTGGAACTTGCCGGCCTTGAACATGTAGGCCCGCTCCGGCGCCGTGAGCGCCGCAGGCGACGTCGGCTGTGCGTTACTGGTGCCGACGGTGAACACCCGGTCGACGTTGCCGAGGTCGGGGAAGGACTCGGGGTCGACCGCCTGCGCGGTGGCCGACTGCCAGTAGCCCTTCATGTCGTAGACGACCTTCTTCAGTCCACCGGTCAGTGCCACCCAGCCGCCCGACCCGAAGGTCGTGACGTCCTTGGCTTCGGCGTCCATCGTCAACATGACGTTGTTGGTGTCGGTCGTGAAGTCGTAGCCGTGGACGTAGGAGAAGGCGTCGAGCAGGGCGAAGGCGGCCATGGGCTACTTCGCCCTCGGGTCGTCGTCGAGCGACAGAACTTCCTCGCCTGCCTGCACGGTCCCCTCGACCTCTTCGCCGCGAGGGCCTGGCACGAGGCTGCCGCCCTTCGCCTTCTTCACCGGCTCGACGCAGCCGGACATGACCAGCGCATCGATGTTCGTGGCGGCGGGGTCGAGCTCGACCGTGCCGCCGGGCTGGACGGTGACGTCATCGACACCGACGATCGGGGCGATCCCGACGACCTTGAACTTGGGCATGGGTCACTCCTTGTTGGTGACGATGACGGGGAGCTGAAGAGCCACACCGAAGGCGCCCTCAGGCAGCTCCTCGAAACCGAGACGACGTTCGCTGTAGACGTGGGCGTCGACTCGGGGCTGGCCATCGGCGCCGACGATGCCGAGCGTCGGGTCAACCTCGATGGCCTGCAGGATCGACTTCTCGCCGGTCCAGTCGATGTAGGGCCAGAGCTTCTTGGATGAGTCGTGGCCGGCGGCCGCCGAGACGAAGACCACGATCTCGAACTCCAGCCGGATGGTCCCGGTGCGCATGGCCTGCCGGTAGTCGATCTCCGGCGGGACGATGATGGCTGCAGGTAGCTCGAGGTTCGCCGCCGGGTGGTCGTAGACCTCGAGCCCGTAGATCGTGTCGAGCAGCGTCTTGAGCCCGGCGACGACTTCTTCGAGGGCGGTCACGCGAAGCCGATCGGGTAGAGCTGGTACGGCTCGAGCAGACCGATCACGTCGGGGTCGGTACGGCCGATGCGGATCTGACCGAAGTCACCCCAGCCGGCGACGCCTTCGGGGGATTCCTTGCGCTTGTAGATGCGGGCCGCCCAGATCAGGCACGCCTGCTTCACGGCCTCTGGGACCGCAGCCCATCCCCACGTGCCACTGATCTGCACCCGGGCGGACCGGCCGGTGCCCGTCGGATACGGCCACTGCCGTGCACCTGTCGACCGCAGGGACGTCCACGGCTGCACCTCGGCCCCGGCCGTCGGGTTGAGCGGGTGGAGCTCGTAGTCGGACGCCGACCACGTTGTGGTGAACGACCCTGTGCCACCCTCGTCCGTCTTCACCGAGACGAAGGTGGCCAGGTCGTTGTTGGCCCCGAAGACCAGGGGTCCGCAGTTCGGGGCCACGAACGTCCGTGGCGTGTCAGCGGCGGTCTGCCAGAAGGTCCGATCGCAGAAGTTGTCGATGCTCCTCGAGCTGGCCGTGATGGCGCGCTCGAGGTTGGGGATCGACCCGATCTGCTCGGCGCCGATCCACTTCTGCAGGTCTCCCAACTCGCAGTAGCCGTTGACGATCGCCATGGCTACTCGGTCGCCTTCTCCGTGGAGTCGGCGACCGTTGCCTTGTTCTTGCCGCCCGGGGGACGGCCCCGCCGGGCCGGCGCCGGCTCGGTCTCGGCCGAGGTCTCCGTCTCGTCCGACTCGTCGTCGCCCTTCTCGGCCACGTCGTCGTCGACGGGCACCGGGCCGGCGGCCAGCTTGGCCGAGTCGATGTCGTCGCGGATCCGCTGGTCGATCTCCCCGCCGGGCGGGACGAGCAGCTTGCCCTCGACGGGTTCCGACTCGACGACCTGGCCGGTCTGCGTGTCGACCCACACGCCCGTGCTGGAGACGGTTGCTTCCTGGCGGTCTGCCATCAGGTTCCTCCTCAGGTGAGCACGCAGAACGGCACCGTGGCGACGGTGGTCGGCGTGGCGATGGTGGCGGGCGCCGTGGTGGTCAGTCCCGAGCCGCTGGTCTGCGAGAGGATCACCGAGCCGGCGATCGCTCCGGCGGCGCCGGCGAGCGCCACGGAGGCACCGAGCAGCGTGTTCGGCGTGGTGGCCTTGACCATCACGGCGGCGTAGACGTAGCCCTGCCGGGCGACGCCCTGCGGGGTCGCGAGTGCCAGCGTGATCGCCGTGTTGGCCGCCCACGCAGCGGTGAGCTGGTCGGCCGTCTGGGCCAGCAGGACACCGGCCGAGCTGTACAGCGCGAACCACCAGTTCGTCGGCGTGCCCGCAGCCGTCGCCCCGGACTTGAAGGTGAGGCTGGTGACCTTGTCGCCGGGCTGCACGGGCACAGCGACGGACGACATCACCTGCGTGGTGAGGGCGGCCAGGTCGGCGTTGATGTCGAGCTGGCGCATGTTCTGGTTGCGGAGACCCGACGGCGAGCCGGCGAGAAGCCAGTCCTCGCTGTAGGTCGGGTCGTAGCGGCTGGGCATGTGGACTCTCCTCGAACGGTGGTGGGGCGGGAGGTGACCCGGGGGGCCGCAGCCCCCCGGACCGAAGTGATCGGACGGCTCAGGTGCTGCCGTTGAACGTGATCCGACACACGCCCGACGGCTCGAACAGGCCGAGACCCATGCGCAGCTCGAGGAGCAGCGTGAGGATGTTCGACGTGAAGTTCGAGGCGTGGCTGTCGGTCATGTAGGCCGTCGGCTCCTCGCGGTCGAACACGGCGGCCGCCATCGGGTCGAGCAGCATCGCCGTGCCCGAGGCGATCGCCGTAGAGCGGACCTGCGTCAGGCCCCACGCCGTGCGGGCCGGGGGCGACTGCAGGTCACCGGTCATGGCGTTGACGGCGTGCAGGCCTGCGGTGGTCTGGTTCGAGAGGTCGAAGATCTCGGCGTCGGCCGGGTTGAGGACGATGATCTCCGGGACGGTCTCGGCGTCCTCCATGAGGCGGATGCCTCGGCGGATCGAGACGTACCGGGCCTCGGCGCCCGGGGCGTAGGTCAGGATCCCCGCACGGTTCAGAAGCCCACGGATGTTCGGCGACGCGCCGTCACCGTTGATCGACTGACCGTCAGCCCGACGCTTCAGGCTGTAGCGGAGCCGCGTGTCGAGGTAGCCCTCGATCTGCGGGATGTCCTTCGCGGTCTGCCGGGTGATGTTCGTCCACGCCGCGATCACGGCCATGGCCTCTGCGACCACCTGCGTCGTGATGCCGGCCTGCGGCTTGCCGCCGCTCTCCGCCACCTCGACCGCCTTGTTGGCCATGTCCGCCAGCGGCGTCTTGTCCTGGACGTACTCGATGGTGCCCTGGCTCACGGGGATGTGCGGCAGCAGGTCGAGCAGGTACACCTTGCGGTCGATGAAGTCCTGGCCCACGCGGCCCAGCCGCTCGGGACGGGTCATCGCCCCACCCGACGTGGCGTCGAGGGTGGTGTCGGTCACCGCCCGGACGCTCATGCCCGGCAGGTCGACCGTGTAGGCGCCACGGGCGCCGCGCTCGGCCCACTCCTTGTAGCCGCCACCATCGGTGAAACGCTCGCCGATCGACCGGGTGTCCGGGCCCTCGCCGGCGTCGCCGCCCTCGCGGTCGGCCATGGCGCCGAGCAGGCCCTGCAGGCTCTGGTCGATCTCGATCGCCCGGATCTCCTGGCCGATGGCCTCTTCGATCCGGGTGTCGATCGTGGTCAGCGAGGCACGCAGCTCGTCGACCTTGGTCTGCTCGTCGGCGTCGTACTCGCGGCCGACTGCGGCTTCGTCGATCGAGCGCAGCTCGGTCATGAGGGTGGCGCGTGCGGCGTAGTTGTCCCGCACGATGGTCAGCGTCATGTCGTGTTCCTTCCGTTGGGGGGCGCGCGACAGCGCCGCCCCTCGGTCGAATGGGTTGGGGGTTGTGGCGGTGCCGTGCGGGCGGCCGCTACACGAACCACTCGGCCGGGCGACGGTGGACCGGTGGTTCCCCGGCCGGCTCCTCGTCTTCGGCTTCCGGTTCGTCGTCTCCGCTTTCGGGCGGGGCGATCAGTTCGGGAAGCTCACCGCGTGCAGCGGCTTCCAACAGGGTGCGGAACTCCTGGCCACTACTGGCGGCCAGGGACCGCATGGCGAGCTCGGCGGTGTTCTCGTCGTACGCAGGTGCGCATGTGGTCGACAGGTGGTCGAGCATCAGAGCGCCGACCGAACGCAGCGCTGCACCGTCTTCGTCGACCGACCACTTCGTGTCAGCGCCAATGGCCAGGAACCCGAAGCTCGATCCGGTCACGTCCCGGCGTTCGAGCGACACGGCGAGGTCCCGGCCGTAGCTCGTGTCCGGGAGGTCGACCTCGTAGGCCATCTCGTCCCGGTTGTTCGTGATGCGCAGCGTGCCGGCGCTCGAGCGGCCGAGCAGCATGCGCCGCTCGTGCTCGTGCAGCATCGTGACGTCGCGCTCCTTCAACGTCTTCGTCGCGGCACCCGGCATGATCCGCTCCTTGAACCCGCCGAGGTCCTTGGAGACAGCTCCGTAGCGGATGGCGACACCGGACGCCACGAGCGTGGTGCCCTCGGAGCGGAACTCGACCGGCTCCACCAGGGTGCGCCGCTCGATGATCAGGTCTTTCACTGGGAGCCTCCTGGTGGTGGGCCGATCAGCCCGGCGCCGGCCTGGTTGAGGATCTCGCGACCCTCCTCTGGAGAGATCAGGACACCCACCCCGAGGTAGGCCTTCTGGATCATGGTGACCAGGTCCATCGGGGTGACCCCGCCGGCGCCGTCGGAGTTGACGGGCTCGTCGCCCCACGGGACGGGCGGCAGGTCTTCGAGGGCCCGGCACTCGTTGATGGTGACGAGGCGCTGGACGATGCCGATGGCGTAGGTCTGGTAGCGCTGCTGGATCGACGCCCGGAGTCGGGCGTCGAGGTTGAGCTTCACGAACACCGGGCTCAGCCCGTGGGTGGTAAGGAGCCGGTCGTGGCTGTCCTCGACGCGCGACGTCCACGGGGTCACGGAGAACTGGCCGAAGGCGAGGTTCTGCTCGGCGAGCCCGGAGCCCCACGACGTCGACCCGGAGGCGTCGGCGATCAGGTGGGGCGGGACACCGTAGATGCGGGCGACGTCGGGGACAGCGAACTGGCGGGTCTCCAGGAACTGGGCGTCGTTCGGCTGGATGGAGACCTTCGAGAGCTTCGCCCCGCCGGTCAGGACTCCGACCCGGCTGGAGTTCCCGACCCCGCCATGGTCGCCGTTCCAGGTGTCCCGGAACCGGTCCGCTGCGTCCTTCTTCATGGCGCCCGGCGTCTCGATCACGGCGCCGGGCAGGGCCCCGTTGTTGAAGAACGACGCACCGAACCGCTGGGCAGCGAGGCCCACATCGACCGTCTCACGGGCGTAGGCGAGCGGCGACAGGCCGGTGATGGCGCCAGGCATGCACATCCCCTTGATGTGCATCACGTCGATGTCGGGGCGCAGCTCGACGTTCTGGCACCTGTACCTGAGCTGGCCCTTCTCGCGGCGGACGTTGACCAGCGTCGGGTCGAGCACCACCAGGGTGGTCGGGACTCCGAGGCCGTCACGGGGCGTGAGGACGTAGGCGTTGCCGTCGGTCAGCAGCGACAACATGACCTGCGACAGGTAGTCGATCTGTGACCCCTGCGGCGGATCGAACGACAGGTAGTCGGGCTTCGGTTCGTACGGGAGCCGGGTGGTGCCCTCCTTCACGAACGTGTCCAACGGCAGCGTCGACACCGCCTCGGACAGGATGCGCAGGCAGGCGAACACAGCGGAGAGCCGCATCGCCTGGTCCTTCGACGTCCCGGCCCCGCCGTGCCACGTCATCCCCTGACCCCATGAGCCGTAGCCCGCCTGGCCGTAGGTGTCCGGAAGGTCAGGGACAGAGCGACGATCGAACGCCCGACGCAGGATGCTCACTGCGGCTCACCGGCCGACGGGCGACACGAGTTGAGGAAGGACTCGACGGCTGCGAAGGCGACGTCCTCCGACCAGTCCCCGGCGGGGTCGTTGTCGTAGTGCCACGACTCGGTGCCGTCGCCCTGCATGGACCACCCGGTGACCGTGCCGTCGTCCTCGACGGTGAATGCGAGAGCGAACCCCCGGGGATGGAACACCGCCTTGTTGATCAGCCACAGCAGACCGTGGTCGCGCAACTTCGAGAACGGGAGAGGCGGGGGGCGCGGCACGACCGGCTGCTGCTCATTGACGTCCACGGTCACCCCTCACCACCACCAGGCGCCGGCCGGCGACGATCACTGATCGTCAGATCGACACCACCCGCCATGGCAAGCACACCGCCCACGATCCACGCCCAACCCGCACCCACCTCGATCGCCACACCAACAACGACCGCGAGCGCACCCAACACGATCACGACACCAGCCACAGCACCCCCTTCGAGGGTTCAGATCGTGAAGAAGTCAGCCTCGACGGCGACTCCTGAAGCCCAGAGGCCGACAGTCCCGGCCATGAACGGGGAGATGTCCACGTCGCCTCGGCGATCCCAGACGAACACCTCGCCAAAGAACTTCTGGTCAACGCCCTCCACCGCAGCGTCCATCGAGGCATGACGACGGAACGTGACCGTCCTGTCGGCGATCGCCTCGAACATGTCGCCGCAAGCGATGTACAGATCGGCGGGCTCGGCCTCCCGCACGTCGATCCCGGCGGCCCGCAGCCTCTCGATTGTGCCCGCCACCGGCGCCGTCGGCCGCCCGTCTGCCGCCCACGTCGGGTGCCACGACTCGTCGAGCTCCTTGCACCGGTCGACCAGCCAGCCCACACCTGGACGGTGCTCGACCACTTCGATCACCCTCGAGCCCACGGCAACGATGGCGGCCGCCGAGCGCTCAGTGTTGACGTCAGGCACCAGCACCACGGGACCGTCGGGCTTGGCGTCCGGGCTGTTGACCAGGTCCCATGTGACCGACGGGATCAGGCCTTCGCTCGCTCCCATTTCGATGTCCCAGACACACAGGCACTCGCGGGCGAACAGCTCGGGGCCGAGCTCCTCGTACAGCGACTGCATCGACTCCTCAGTGACCCACCGGCCCAGACCGGGCATCCCTCGGTACCAGGCGTCCCGGTCACTCGGGTCCGGGCGCTGCGACTTGATCCGACCGTTGACCAGCGCCACCCGCTCGGCGGTCGCCTCCGTGTAGGCCAGGCGGCCCGCATCTCCGCCGAGTGCGTCGCGCCGGATCGCCCAGGCCAAGGTCGACGTCCGGAGACCGCCCGAGCCCGCGTACCAGGTCTGGCTGTTGGGGTTCGCCAGCTTCGACGGGGCGGACGCTGCGAGATGCTCCCGGCCCAGGTGCTGGGCCTCGTCGTAGACCAGCAGGTCGGCCTTGGCGAACCCTCGACCGGAACCACCCGTCCGGGCCCGGTACTTCAACCGCTGACCCGACAGCAGCTCGATGCCCTGCTCGCCGTTGGCGTAGCGGACCCGCGCCACCCGCCTGCGCAGGTCGTCGTGGTTCTCGAATATCGCCGCCATCCGCAGGAACGACTCGTTGGCCGTCGGGAACTCGTGCGCCGTATGGATGAGCAGCCGCTCATCGAACAGCAGCAGGCCCGACAACTCCCGCACAGCGATCTTGTCCGACTTCCCCGTCCCCTGCCGCGGCCCGAAATCCGCCACCCGCGACGCCGCCCACGAGCCGTCGAGCCGCTCCCCGAGCGCAGCCCGCAACGTGATCTTCTGCGACTCGGCCAGCGGGCTGCCGTCACAGACGCCGTAGGCGTCACCCAGCTCTATTGCTTCCTCCGCTGCGGCGAGGCTGACCACGTCGGGCGGCCGATGGACGATCTGCGGCTCCTGTACGCCGAGCCTTTCGGCGACCTGCGATCTCATCGGCCTTCGACACCTCCGCAGACACCGGCAGCGCCGCCAGGTCCTTGATGACCGCCCGCAGCTGGCCGGCGATCTGGGCCTTCACGGCGACGTCAGCGGTCTCAAACGCCGCTAGAAGGCCGTTCCGGAGCGTCTCCAGGTCTTCACGCTGGGCCATGACCCCCCGCTGGGGTTAGAGAGAGGAAGAT